TAGGCAGCGTGGTGGCGATACGCCCCAACACGACGGGCGACTCAGCAGATTTTGCCCGCGGCGGGACGGACAGCGGAGCTAACTGGTCTCAGACCGATGAGATTATCCCCAACGACGCCACTGATTATGTATCTTCGGGGACGCTCAACCATGTAGACGACTATAACTGCGATACCTCGCCCGCGGATGTGGGCACGGTCAACGTTGTCGCCGTGGGCGTGCGCCACTCGCTATCCGCGTCTACCGGTTCCGATCCCTTATTTGTCACCCGTATCAAAGCCTCTGCTGGCGGGACGGTCGAGGAATCGGCCACCCATTTTGTAAACAATACCGCCTGGTACTCGAACTCCGAAGGGGTGTTGGTGGCAAACCCCCGCTTGGTCTTGTACGACCTGCCTGGAGCGAGCACGACCGCCTGGACGAAGACCGACCTGGATGCGATGCAGATCGGGGTGCGCATCTCTACCGGCGATAGCGACCAGGCCCTCGTTTCGGCGCTCTGGGCGCTGGTGGATTACGTGCCGGGGGTAACAGAAAGCGCCTCCGTTTCGCCGTCCGTTAGTCCATCTGTCAGCCCATCAGTTAGCCCGTCTCTTTCGCCCTCCGCCTCGGTCTCGCCCTCAGAATCGCCAAGCGTCTCGCCTTCCGTATCACCCTCAGTATCTCCTAGCCTTTCGCCTTCGGCAAGTGTAAGCCCATCTATTAGTCCATCCGTTAGCCCTTCAGTCTCGCCCAGCGAATCACCAAGCCTTTCACCATCTGCCAGCGTATCACCCTCGGAATCACCAAGCGTTTCTCCCTCGGTCAGTCCCTCGGAATCGCCAAGCTTATCCCCTTCCGCCTCGGTTAGCCCATCTGTTTCCCCCTCCGAATCACCCAGCGTTAGTCCGTCTGAATCACCAAGCCTTTCACCATCGGCCAGTGTTTCCCCTTCGGTAAGCCCATCTGTAAGCCCTTCGGAAAGCCCTTCTGTCAGTCCATCTCTCAGTCCCTCCGCCAGTGTCTCACCATCTGCCGCGGCAGAATCGGCCAGCGTATCTCCGTCTGTTAGCCCCAGCGTTTCCCCCAGCTTATCGCCATCGGCCTCTGTCTCTCCCTCAGTAAGCCCTAGCGTCTCACCATCAGCCAGCGTTTCGCCGTCAGTTAGCCCTTCTGCCGCGGCTGGTTCTGCGAGTATATCGCCCTCTGTCTCGCCCAGCATCAGCCCATCGGCCTCGGTTTCTCCCAGCGTCTCTCCATCTGAATCCCCGAGTCTCAGCCCATCGGCAAGCGTTAGCCCATCTGTCTCACCTTCGGTTAGCCCATCTGTCTCACCTTCGGTTAGCCCCTCTCTCTCGCCCAGCGCGTCAGTAAGCCCCAGCGTTTCGCCAAGCGTAAGCCCCAGCTTATCGCCTAGCGCATCGGTATCGCCATCGGTTAGCCCCTCGCCGAGCCCCAGTGTTTCTCCCTCGATAAGTCCGAGTGTCAGCCCGAGCGCGTCGCCCTCCGTTAGCCCATCTGTTTCGCCATCGGCCTCCGCTTCGCCGTCCCTGAGCCCCAGCGCCAGCCTCAGCCCATCGGCCTCGCCCTCGCCGTCCGTAGCGGCGTTGCCTGTTTTCCACCTGACATTACCAGTACGTAATACGAGCCTGACTTTGCCCGGAAGGAATTTCAGTTTAACTCTGCCAGAAAGATGATAAAATATTATACAGGGAGGATATCTATACATGGCGAATAGTAGAAGGGTGGTTGAAGATATTACGCCTCACAGCCCAAACGAAAGTGTCGTCTATGATCTCACCACAACCAATTGGGATACCGCGCCATCGGCAGCCACAATCAACCTCTATGAGCTAAAGCCGATTGGTACGCTGGTATTAGCCTCCGCAACCGTTCATCTGAATGGCAGCGTTAGCATTACGGGGGATGTTGTAACGTATCCCATTATCCAGGACCTCGTATCCCGGACGAAATACCGCGTCTTGTCGCTGCTGACTTTTGCCAGCGGAAACGAATTAGAGGCGTTCTGGGATATCGAGTGCGAATGATGGGCGAGAAAATCAGAGCCGTTGAGATCCGCGCCGAAGTGCGGCAGATAAAGACTATGGCAGATGGGACAATCAATCTTGTGTTGAATTTGCCAGAGGACTGCAGAGAGCAGGCCAAGATACTACTTGACTGGCTGAAATTGGAGGTCAAGGTAGTGATTGCCTGTTAGCAGGTAGGGTGCAGGAATGATCAGAGACGATAAGGGGAGATTTATAAAAGGGCAATCTGGCAATCCCAATGGGAGGCCCAAAAAGGAGCGCGAGGAGCGTTTCCTGGAGATCACGCTTTCCAGAGTTACCTTTGGGGATTGGGCAGAAATTATCGAAAAGGCTATTAGTCAGGCCAAGCGCGGGGATGCTGTTGCGCGCAAGTTCCTGGCCGATTATCTCATTGGTCCTCCCGTGCAACGCCAGGAAGTAACCGGCGCAGATGGTGGCCCTATCTACATGGTCAACTGGGATGCAGACGCAGACGATCCAGATTAACGCCCATCCCCACACAGGGCAGGCCGCGGTACATAATCACCCGGCGCGCTTCAAAGTCCTGGCTGCCGGTCGCCGCTGGGGAAAGACACGCCTTGGCGTAAATGAGTGCCTTGACGTGGCTGCCAAGGGCGGGCGCGCCTGGTGGGTTGCGCCAACGTATAAAATGTCCGAGGTGGGCTGGCGCCCTATTCGGCGCATTGGCACCAAGATCAATGCAGAGGTGCGCAAGGTGGACCGACAGATCATTCTGCCTGGCGGGGGCGAGGTGACAGTCAGGAGCGCGGATAACCCCGACAGCCTGCGGGGTGAGGGATTGGACTTTATCGTATTGGATGAGGTCGCCTTCATGGTCGAGCAAACCTGGACCGAGGCGCTGCGCCCGGCGCTCTCGGACCGCCAGGGTAAGGCACTATTTATCAGCACTCCTAAGCGGCGTAATTGGTTTTTCCAATATTGGCTTAGAGGGCGCGGGGATAGCGCGGGTTGGCACTCATGGCAGTTTCCGACCAGCTCTAATCCATACATCCTGCCGGATGAGATCGAGGCAGCGCGCGGGGATTTGCCAGAGGATATCTTCAAGCAGGAATATCTGGCCGAATTCCTGGAGGGCGAGGGGCAGGTATTCCGCAATATCCGCGCCTGTATGTTCGCCCCTGCCGGCGCGCGCCCAGAGGACCACGAGGGGCACAACCTTATCATGGGGGTGGATTGGGGAAAGCAGCGTGATTTTACCGCTACCAGCCTGGGCTGCACTACGTGTAAAGTCGAGGTAACAAAGGACAGGTATAACCAGATTGATTATGCTTTCCAGCGTGGGCGCATTCGCGCGGTATATGATGAGTGGAAGCCCAATAGCATCCTGGTAGAGTTGAACGCGATGGGAGAGCCCAACTTCGAGATGCTATACCGCGAAGAGTTGCCAGTACAGGGATTCATGATGACTGCTGCTAATAAGCCGCCGCTGATCGAGAACCTTGCCCTGGTGTTCGAGCGAGCCGAATGGCAATTCCTGGACGACCCGATCTGGACGGCAGAGCTGGAAGCGTATGAGCGCAAGGTTAACCAGGTAACGGCGCGCAGCACATATAGCGCCCCGGAAGGGGTGCATGATGACACGGTAATCGCTAGAGCCTTGATGGTGAGGGCTGGGGAGGGATGGTGGTTTACATGAAAAAGAATTATCCGATCATTGGCACAAAATCTAGTTTATTATGGGATGAAAAGACTGACGCATGGGTATATATCAGCGGGGAGCCAGAGCGTCCGGAAAATCCTAAGTCATATTTTAAGGTTGTCCCGACACTGTACCGCGCCGTTGATAGGCGGGCAAAATCCGTCGCCACTTTGCCCTGGGCGCTGATGAAGGGGGAGACGGAATATGAGACATCCGATGCATATGAGAACAAAGACGGGCTGGTGTCCAATATGTTCAACATGTTGTACCTGATCGAGGCCAGCATGACGCTCACGGGGCAGGCATACTGGAAGCGGGAGCAAAACGTCGCCGGCTATGATAAGCTGCGCCATTTGATCCCAACCAGCCTTAATCTCAACGAGGAACGGGCAACGCGTGGCGAATTGGTTTGGACGCGCTACGATCCGGTATTGAAGCGCGACCGCGAATATACCCCTAAAGAAATTATCTATTTCTGGTATCTCGATCCGTATGTGGAAATTGGGCCGCCCAGCTCCTGGCCCGTGCAGGCTGCTATGGCCGCCTGCGGGGTGTTGGCAAATATTGATGAGTTTGCGCGCAACTTTTTCATGCGCGGCGCGATCAAGGCCATGCTGTTTGCAATGGAGGGCATATCACCGCAAGAGGGGCAGAAATTCGAGAGTTGGTGGAAGCGGTTTGTGGGCGGTATCAATAATGCGTTTACCACCAAAGTGCTGAACGCCGCCAAAGTAACGCCCGTGATAGTTGGCGAGGGGATCAAGGAGCTCGAAAACGTTAGCATCACCCAGGATAAGCGCGAAGAGGTTGCCGTGGCCCTGGATATTCCATTCTCGTTGTTGTTTTCCAATGCCGCAAACTATGCCACTGCTGAACGGGATAAGCTGAACTGGTACGAAGATTTTGTAGTCCCTGAAGCGGAATTTATTGCCGGGATATTGAACGAACAGGTTTATGAGCCGCTGGGGTTGCGCCTGGAGTTCCGCCCCGAAACCCTGGATATCTTCCAGGAGGATGAGGCGCAACGCGCTACGGCCATGAGCGCGTTTATGGATGCGCTAGAGAAAGCAAACACTTTCGAGATGGCACAGGCCCTATTCTTAATTTACGGCGTCGAAGTGAGCGACGAGGCGATGTCGCTTATCGAAAAGCATTATAGTCAGAAGGAGGAAATGGCGGCACAAATACAGGCGGGCATAGCAGAGGGGCAAGAGCAGCCCGAGGAAGAAGATGACGAGCCAATCCCGCCCGCGCCGAAGGCGGCGGCAGGATTGCCGTTGGCAGGATTGCCGATGGATATTCAGCAGTTGAGCCGTGAGCTGTCCATCTGGCAGAGCAAATGCCTGTCTGCCCTGAAGCGTGGCGAACCGGCGGCAGACGTATCATTCGTGCCGGTACTCATTCCTGCCGAGAAACATGCTGCGATTGCGGCGCGCCTGGAAACGGCGACGACAGCCGAGGAAGTCAAGGCAGCATTCAGGGATGGTCAAAATTCAGCCATTGAAATTAGGCAGGATGGCACGTTGTTACTGGCCGAGCAACTAAAACGGGCGAATGATTTACTGGAGAGAGAACTTGAACCGGCAATTGCAAGCGCGGGCGCACCTGCTTGATACGGTGACCGATATTATCCGGGTGATTAGTCTTGATTACATAACCGGGATAAAGACGGTCGTTTACTATACACGGGCATTACGGCGCGCTGTTGTCCAGTTCTACAATCGTGAGATTGATGCTATCGCCTTTATCGGCGAGATGATCCGCTTGATTGACGAGCAGATGAGACGTGCCTGGAACGAGGGGATGCGGGCGAATGATCTTGACCCTAAGCGAGACATGAAGCCCGAATGGGAGGCCATCTTGGAAAGCGTCATCGATGGCGAATACAATCGAGTGCTGACATTTGCCGAAGATATTGAGAGATCGCAAGGCGGCGCCGGCCCCATAGAGCCGCTGCTGGCGCGTGTTGATTTATGGGTAAACAGGTATAACGAGACCGTTAATCTGGCAATTATTACCACGCGCCCCAATGATCATTTTATATGGCGCTTAGGCGCCACGGAAGAGCATTGCTCCACCTGTGCGCGCCTGAATGGGGTAGTAGCAACAGCAGCCGAATGGCAAGCCAGCGGCGTGAGACCGCAGCACCCGCCCAATCCGTATCTTGAGTGTGGCGGATGGAGATGTGATTGCCGTTATCAGTATACTGAGGAGCCGGTAACGCGAGGCGGGATACCGATATGAAAGCCCGCCTGCCGATGCTTACTTTGCAGAGTGGCAATTTGCCGAACGCTTTTCCGCATTGGCCTTATAGCGGGCTGGTGACCCGCACCCCGTCACCAGGGATATTATATCAATGAGCGATGAGCTAATTGGTATCGATATAGAGGGATTGGATCTGGTTATGAAGGCCCTGGAGCGCGTGCCCTTAGAGGTCAAGAATGCGGCAATCGATGATGTGGCCGATTACTTGCTGAATGTGCTCCGTACATACCCGGCCCAAAAACGCGTAACGAGGCAACAGGCTTATGGTCAGACATTTCAGAGCGATAAGCAACGGCGCTTCTTTTTTGCTGCTCTAAAATCGGGCGAGATTACAGTGCCCCATAAACGCACACAGGCACTAAGACGCAATTGGAAAATTATCGGCAAAAGCGAGGGGGCGATTATAGTCAATGATACGGCGTATGCCAAATATGTGCATGGCTCCGAGGTAGGACAACAGGCAAATATGATGCGCATTATAGGCTGGAAAACATTGCCCCAAATTATTAGGGAACGCGCTGGGCGCATACAGGAAAAGTTACAAGCAGCAGTAAAAAAGGGATTGAAGAGGGCGGGGCTATGACAGACCGAGAGTTTTGGCTTGCGATTAGAGCGGCTTTAAAAGCTATGGTTGCAGCCATTGAACGCAAATATCTGGATAAGAAGCCAGAATTAATCGACATACAAAAAGATGATAGTAGTATATCGGTTAGTACAGTAAAAAATGGTGTATAATTAGACACAGTGGATAATAACGCAATAAGACAAGGCTCTGGCATGGTCTTATTGTAAGGCGAGCAAACGCTATTGAGCGGTGGCTTGCGGGATAAAACCCGTGAGCACCGCTTTTTTGTTTGTAGGGAGGAAATGTAATGCCAACACCGAACGCGGGGGAAAGCAGAGAGGATTTCGTTAGCCGCTGTATCCCAATGGTCATGCACGATGGCAGCGCCGAAAACCAAGATATGGCCGTTGCCATGTGCAACAGCATGTGGGAGGGGAAGTCCCTGAATGAGGAAACCCTGGTGTACTTTGGTGAGGCAGTCAAAGCCCTGGGGGATGGCAAAATCGGCGGCTACCTGGTGCGCTTTACTACGGACAAGGACCCCGATCTAACAGGCGAGTTCTTTACTAAAGATACCGATTTCGGTGATGCTGAAACCGGGACGGTTTATTTCGAGCATGGCCTTGATCCGGTATTGAGTAAGCGCGTACTGGGCAAAGCGATACACAAGACGGATGATTTCGGGATTTGGGCAGAGACCCAATTGAAGAGGCGGGATAAATACGAGCAATTTCTTTATTCCTTGGCCGAACGAGGAAAGCTCGGATGGTCGTCGGGGACAATGCCCAACCTTGTGCAACTGGAGAAGAAGGGTAAGGCAACCTGGATCAAATACTGGCCACTGGGATTGGACGATACCTTGACCATCATCCCAGCAGAGCCACGAAATACAGCAGTACCGCTCAAATCATTGAGCATTACTCCACTCGATAAATTGCCTATGGATGACGATCCGGCTGGTGACGCGACACCGGCGGCGCAAGACGGCGAGGAAATAGAGGGGAAACGAAACTTTGTCCAATTGCGGGCAAAGGCATTTTTGGAAACACTTTAGGGAGGAATCACAAATGAACCTCAAAGAGAAGTACGAAAAGTTACGATCCGAAATCAAGGCCCTGGCTGAAAAGTCCGATCTCTCCGAGGACGAGGCAAAGAAGCTCGAAAAGCTGATGGAAGAGGCGAAAGCCCACAAATCTCGGATTGAGTTATTTGAGGATATTCAGTCGACATCCCCCGTGGATGTTGAGGCCGCGATCAAGGCCGGCGTCGAAAAGGCGCTGAAGGAACTGCCCGCCGTCAAGGATGGCGTACAAGTCACCATAGACGAGGCAGACCAACCGTTTCCGGCGGGCGAGTATTTTGCAGCCGTCAAGACCGCGTACCTGTACCCCGGGAACGAGGATCCGCGCCTGCGCCCACTGAAGGCCACTGGCCTTTCGGAGGGCGTGCCTGCTGATGGCGGCTATCTACTGGCGCCGCAGGTCGCAAGCGGGATCATCGAGCGGATGTATAAGGCTGGTGAGGTTTTGCAGCGTGTCGCCGCTGATGAGATCGGGCCGAACTCCAACTCCATGCTGTATAACGCGGTGAACGAAACCAGCCGGGCCACTGGCTCGCGT